CTGCGGCGACTGCGCGAGGGGACCGATCTGGGCGGTGGAGGAAATCGCTATCTCGTCGAGATAACCAACGAATGAGTTTGGGCCGACCGCCGTCGCGCCTCCCCAGCGCACACCGTCCACGTTGGCGCCGAGCACCATCGTCGCAGCCTCGTTTCGGTGGTCGTCGAAGGAGGCGATTGCAGCATCGGCGGTGTTGTAGAGCCAGAACTCCGATTGCCCCACGGTGGTCGAGGCGACGACTCGCCACTCGATCCTGACCCACTGGTTTACCGCGACGGCTGCTGCCCCGTGCGTGCCACCCGTTTGCGCCGCGTTGGCGTTAGCCAACGTTCCGTCGCTGTTGTACATGAGGAAAGCGCAGTTAGCCGGAGCGTTTGTGCGAAGCCCGAACAGACGCAGCGACGTCGTCACAGGTGCAGCCGTGAAGTAGCAGTAGGCTCGCAGCCACACGTCGGTCGTGATGGCACCGAGGCCCGTCCAGTCCACATGCGTCTCGGCGTAGGTCGCCGTCGTGTCGACCTTCATCGCAAGCGTGCCGTTCTTCACCTGCGTCGTCGAGTAGGTGGGGCTGCCGGTGACGGCGTTGAAGGCGTTGCCGCCGGTGGCGCTGTTGCCGGTGGTGATGACCGTGGTGTCGGCCTGGCCCGACTCGAATGTGTGACTGAGAGGCGGGGCGGCCATGCGGCTCTCCTCGGTTAGGTCAACGTGATGGGCTCGACGTTGGTGGAGCGCTAGGTGACAACTTCACCTTTGCGTCACGCAGCCACTGCACCCAAGGTGATATCTATATCTCCGGCCGCGATTGTGAACGTGTCGCCCGCAGTAACGCCGCGCGCTACCTCGAGGTTGTCCGATGCGAGGAACGTGCCGGCACCAGCGGTGCCCGAGTTCCAGAAGCTGACGAAGCTGTACGTCTCGGTAGCCGAGACCGAGACCCAGGTCACGAGCGCCGAGGTCGTAATCGCCCCGGCCGCAGCTGCCGAGAAGGTCGCGGTATGTCGCACCGCATTGTTCGCCACATTCGACGTGCCCGCCACACCCGGATCGCCCGTGTGCAACTGCACGAAGAACAACCCAGGCGCCGTCCACGTTCCTTGCGCCGTCAGCTGGTTCAAGATCGCGTTCGCCTGCAGCGAGTTGAGTCCTGTAGTCATGCCTTCACCACCTCTTCCTTTCGTTGCGCCTCATGCGGGTCGAAGTAGAAGCTCGAGCGCCGCCCGTCCTTGGACGTGCCCATGTCGAAGCCGATCCGCCACTCGCCGTCGACGACGTGCGGCCAAACCTGGAAGTGCCCGATGTGGCCCATGCGCGCCTCCATGTCGGCGTAGATCGTGAAGCCCGCCTCGCGGATCTTCTCCGCGAACACGAAGTCGGGGCCCATCTCCTCGCGGTACTCGAACCAGGGATCGGCGATCGCCTCGAGCACCTTGCGCCGCACCAGCATCCCGCCCGATCCGGCCATGCGCACCTCGATGATCCCCTCGGTCGGAAGCTCGTCGTAGCCGTAGGGAATGAAGCCGTTGGGGCCGAGCTCCTTGTAGATCACCGGCACGAAGGGCGGGCCTCGACGCAGGATCAGCGGCACCAGCACGTCGACCTGGCGGTCGAGCATGCCCTTGAGCGCCATGCCGTCCCACACCTGATCGTCCGACTGGATCCACAGCCACTCCATGAACGGGTCCTCGAGCGTCGCGCGGATGATCCGGTTCGTGTTGAAGGGGACCGACAGCGACTGCGCGAGGATGGTGCGCGAGCCCGAGGGGCGCCAGCAGCCGTCGAAGGAGGCCAATGACGCGATCTCGCGCCAGTTCTCGCCGAGAGAGAGTCCGATCGCTCCCGGCTGGTAGCCACTGGTCGCCGGGGTCGGCGTCAAGGGTGACAGCTCGTAGAGGCTCAACTCGTGCTCCTTAGGGAATGAGAAGGGGCGGGAGTGACCCCGCCCCTTCCGCTGGTTGGGGCTAGAGGTGCGTCCCCAAGTGATAGAAGCGGTTTGCATCGAACACCGCTGCTCCGAAGGCACCGATCAAACCGACCTGGTAGCCGCCGATGTTCGGTTCGATCACCCGCATCTCGACCGGGTTACCCTGGTTCTCTCCGATGAGGAGAGCCCCCGAGTCCCCGACGATCGCGGTGTCCTGATCGAAGCCGTACGAGCCGACGACGTTGAGGCCGAAGAAGGTGCCTGACATCGAGCCCACGTCGAGGTTCCCGACCGGCGACATCTGCGTCACCTGGTCCGTGCCGAGAGTCGCCAGCTGGAAGAAACGGCCGGCCGACAGGTACAGCGTGTTGGTGCGGTGGCGTCCACCCGTTGCCGAGTAGATGCCGGCGAGACCGGCGCTGACCGCCGCTCGCCACTGCGCGAACGACTCTGTGCCGGCAGTGCCGAGACGGCCGGTGGCCGTGCCGACGGTGCCGATGGTCGACGTCTCGAGCGCTTCGCAAGCGACGCCCTCGGTCTGTCGTGCGTAGGCCTCGGATGCGAGGTCGAAGTACAACTGCAGCACGGAGGGTGTGCTCCAGTTGACCGCCTGCCACGAGATGTCCGTTGCCCCGAGGTAGGTCGAGGCCGTGAGCGTGGCTGACGTCACGGTCGGCGCAATCGTGCCCGCCTCCGTCTTCTCAGCCGACTGCAGCTCAACGGTCGGCCGCGTGCCGATCTTCGGGTAGATGACCGAGCCGCGGTCGAGGGGGACAGAACGGCCCGAGGACACCACTGGCCTGTCGCGGCTGATGATGTCCATGATGTCCGTCATGTAGGTCGGAACGATCAGACCCGCGACGGTGGACGTGGTCGTGTTCTGCAGCGTCCTTTCGAGACGCTCCTGAGCCTCTTCGCGAATGGCGCGGACATCGCCACCCATCTGCGAGAGAATCTCCGGCCCGTACTTCTCGTGCACGATCAGCTGATCGCGCGCGAACTCCGCGAAGGAGCGATGGACCGTCGAGCCGTTCGACTTCGGCGTCGCGTAGTTGCGGCTGCCGTCGCCGTCCTCGTCTACGCGAAGGAGCCGCGAGACGTCCTTCGAGCCTTCGGTGCGCTCGAGATCGGTCGCGAGAAGCTCGATCTCCTCTTCGAGCTCGGCTTCACGCTGGCGGTACTTCGCGAGCTGCTCCTGCTCGAAGTCGCCGAGGTCACGCTGCTCGTCCTCGGCCAGCTTGAGCAGGTCTTCCTTCTTCTCGATGGTGCGTGCGCGCTCGTCGGCAAGCCGCTCGAGCCGCATCTTGGTGACTGCTTGTGCAGACATGACGAACCTTTCGTCAGGGATGACGTGCTATGTCCCTGGCGGGTGCCGTCTCAGATGTCTCGGTGAGGGTGCCGCTAGCTAGGCGGGGTGTTCACCGGACGCAGACGGGGTGCGCCTTCTTCGGGGATGATACTAGGCGCGGCCGGCCATTGCCATCACCGAAGGCGGCGGTGGCATCGAAGCCTGGCTGTAGTAGCGCCTGAGTTTGCGTGCTGCCGCTGCCTTTTGAGCAGCCGTCACGCCGGTCAACTGGTTGAGCCGCGCCGCAGCCGCGCCGAGCGCGTTGGCGTTTACGTCGCCATTCGGCTCGAGCACCGGCAGAGAACAGCGGGTCTTTGGCGGCGCATCGCCACCACGGTCGATGAGACAGGAGCGCTGGTACTGCTCGTCGGTGAAACGCGCAGCCGAGCCGTTCCAGGGCCCGCTTGACGATCGGCTCGTAGCCCACCCGCTCGAGAAGCTCGTCAACGCGCGAGCGGCGCTCGAGGCTCGCCGCGACCGCCTCGACCTCTTCGTGCGTGAACTGACGAGCGGCGGGGACAGGCTCGCCCTCGGGCTCGGGGTCAGGGACCGGCTCGTCGGGTGTCAGCTCTGCCGGATCTGGCTCGTCGGGCAACTCGCCCTCGCGCACCGCCAGCACCTGCGCCTCCTTGAAGGCCGGGAAGCGGACGAGCGAAACGGCCTTGAGCGTCGCCTTGATGCGCTCGACGATGCCGTCGGGCGTCTTCTCGGAGCGATGCGGGATCGCCTCAAGCGACACGCCGGGAAGGAGTTTCTTGTCCAGCATCTGCAGCGCCTTGTCGCCGTCGGAGCCGTCGAGTACGCGGAAGGATCCGTAGAAGCCGTCCTCACGCGAGACGAGCTCGACGCCGTGGCCGATGACGCCTCGGAGCCCTTGCTCGTGCTCGAAGGAAAGCCACACGCGATTCGCGGCCTTCGCCTGGTGATCGAACACACCCGGCTTCCACGACTCGCGGTACGTCGGTCCGCCGAAGTCCGATACCTCGGTCGGCGTGTTGTAGGGGACGACCCGCACATCCACCGTGCGCCCGTCTCCGACTTGCGCGAACTCCGCCTGGAACTCGCGAACGAGAATCTGCTCCTCGCTCATATCCACCACCTTTGTCGGCCTCGGAGCGGTTAGCTCGGGGCGTGTATGCGTGAGGGAGGCACCTGCGGAGGCCGAACCTCGGCTGTGTCCTCGCTCGGGGTCGTGCTAGAAACTTGAAGCTGAACTCGACGGGCGCAGCGGGACAAGATTGCCGTTGCCCTGCGCCGGTGACGCGCCTGCGGAAGGCGGCGTCAGGAAAGCGTTGATCGCGTCCTCGGGTGCCTGCGGCGGCATGCTGAGCACGGCCGCGCGAGCTTCCTCTGCCGTGACGATGCCCTTGTCGACGAGCACCGCATACGCATCGACGAGCTCCTTGAAGGACGGCGCCAGAAACTCTGACGGGTCGAACTTTACGTACGAGCCGGCCGGGAGCATCACTGCCGACAACGCCTGTCCGATGCTGTACGAGGTCGTGTTCAACTCGGTGTGCCACCACAGGGCGAACAGCAGGCTCGGCGTCTGATAGTTGAGTCCGTTCCCCTGCAGCGAGAGGTTCACGAGCTGCGCCGGCATGCCGAAGGCAGTCGCGATCACCGTGGCCGAGAACTCCTGCATCGACAGCAGCTGCAGGTCCTCTGCCGAGAAGCCGAGCTTCTCAAACTCGAGGTCGGGAGGAAGGACGGCGGGTGCGCCTCGCCTGGCGGCGGTCGCGGCCATCCACGAGTCCTGAATCTGCCGCGCCTGCGTCGCGTCCACCTTGCGCTTGGCCTTGATGACGGCGGTGGGAGTGCCCGAGACCATCATCACCCTGCCGAGGTCGGACGATGCAAGCAGCCCGTTCGTGTAGGCCGAGTACGCCTTGATCGCCGAGGTGCCGCGAGTCGGGCCGGGGGTACGCGAGATCTGAACCATGTTGTCGGCGTCGAGTGATTTCTGCCCCGACTTGTACGTGCGCTGACCACGCTCGACGCTCACGGTCATCGGCTCGGGATTGAGCACCGTCCACGCCGAGGGGTAGCCGTCGGCGTAACGCGCCGTGATGTAGATGAAGGCGTCTCCCCAGGCGTAGATCGAGGAGACGATTGCGTAGACGGCGTCCGAGATGCCGTTCGGGAACCAGATCGGATCCGGGTTCGCCACCCATGCAGGCTGGCGTGAGCCGTAGTGGCGCAGAGGCATCCGCGAGATCGCGTTCGAGTTCATGTGCAGGCAGCGATTCGCCACCCACACCCGCTCGAGCAGCGCCGGCGACGAGAAGCCGGACGTCATCTGCAGGTTCGCCCAGAAGTCGCTTACCTGCTGATCGAAGAGCGGCGAAGCCGTCTCGCGCTCGAGGCGCTCGCCCACGAGGGAGCGCTTGATGAACTCGCCTAGTGCCATCGCACCTCGCTCAGTAGATATCCAGGTCACCGGCGCCGTCGGGCACGCCCATCGCCGCCGACAACGCCAGAGTCGCAGCGACGAGCGGCGAGATGTCCACGGTTGAGTTGCGCCGTGACCACAGCCAGCGATCCCCGAGTTGCCGCGTGGATGCCGCCCGGATCGCGTTCAGCAGGTCGAGCGAACCGAGGTGGCGAAGGTTGTCCTCGTTCACCGCGTCCACCAGACGCGAGCAGGCATGCGCGTGCTCGGGACCGTCGAGGAGCGTCATCGTGACGCCAAGGTCCTCGAGCTTGCCGACGAGCGACGCGCCGGGTCCCGCCTTGTCGCACACGATCGCCTCGGGCGAGTGCTCGGCCGCGAGCTCGTACAGCCGCGACGGAAGCCAACCCGTCCCCGGCAGCTTCTCAATCACCTCGATGTGCCAGTTGCCGTCCTGATTGCGCCCCGCGACGGCGATCGAGGTGCGCCGCTCGGGCGAGACGTCGAAGCCGAAGCAGACCGGGCCGACGATGCGCGACTCGGAGTACAAGCAGCGCATCCATGCCTCGACCGAGATCGGTCGGTCCTCCTCGCCTGTCGGATCCGGGTAGTCACCGACCCCGTACAGCTCGACGGCGGCGGTGCGCCTGTCGAGTGCCTGCAGCTCCATCTCGAAGTGCTCGCGGAAGATGCGAATGCCGTAGGCCGGATTGGAGGTGAACATCGAGGACTCGGCGTCGAACTCGTCCTCGGGGATCTCGTTCGGGTGGTCGTAGGGAAGTGACCACTCGGCGTAGAAGAGGT